CATTTTTCTGTGAAGACGCTGGAATGGATTTGCTCGGAGAAACAGTATGGCCGCTAATAGATGATAATCCTAAAACGCTTGTAGAATATTTTGAAGCTTCAACTTATGACTCTGGCTGGGAAATTGGAATTAATGAAATTCCAGATACTAACAAACGTACAATAAAGACTAAAGGCTTTGAAACTGCAACAAAACGATTAAGAAGGATTGCAAAAGCGTTTGATGCGGAAATGGATTACAGTTACGAGTTCGTTCACGGAAAAATCCATCGTAAATTAGTTAATTTCTATAAGAGAGTCGGTAAGGATAATAAAGTTAGATTAGAGTATGGAACTAACATCAGTAAGATTACCAAAAAAGAAAGTATTGAGAATCTTGCTGCTGCCTTACGTGGTTATGGCGATGGAGTATCTCTAGTAGGGTTTAAATACAATGATGGTCGCTACTGGATTAGTGAAGACACATTGCACGATCTACAAGAAGGAGAACGATGGACAAGACATCCTAGTGCAGCTAAATATGCTGGTTATATCACCGCTACTTATGAAAGTACAGCTAAAACTCAACAAGCATTATTTGATGAAACGTTAAAACAGTTAAAAAAACGTGCTTATCCAGAAGTTACTTATGAAGTTGATATTAACTACTTACAAGAAGAGTTACATGTTGGAGATAGTGTTACTATCGTCGATAACGAATATCAACCAGCATTGCATTTAGAAGCTAGAGTGTCTAAGATAAAAATTCAATTATCCAATAGAAACAATGGAAAAATAACAATTACTAATATCGTTGAAAATCCAGACACAATCTCTGAAAGAGTGCAACGCTTGAGTACATTGGTTAAAGAACGCTTGTTTGACTTTACAGAAGTGCCATTCGTTATGAACATTAAATCTACGGATGGTGTAGTATTCCAGAATAGTAATATATCTACTACATTAATTGCTAGTGTAAGTAAGATGGATGTTCCAATGAATAACCGCTTTTCTTACCGTTGGAAACGCGTGAGCAAGTATGGAACAGACGATGCAGCATGGAATGAACAGCATGCAAAAGGTAGTAATGAATTACCGATTACTGTGAGCGATGTTGATAGAGAAGCCACATTTACGTGTGAGGCTATCGAAGGTAATCAAATTGCTGCAAGCAACTCGATTGTAATTAAAGATTTCGTCGTTAATAAGTCTATAGGACCAACACCTCCGACCAATCCAAGCGTTGGAGATTTGTGGACGGACACAAGCGACTCGAGCAAGGATGTCCCTAAGATTTACACGAATGGTAAATGGGAACCTGTGTTGAAGAAAGACGACAAAGAACTGGAACGACTTCAAAAAGAATTTGAAGAGCGCAACAGGGAACATGCTAACCAATTCGCTAATGTCATGGAAATTATCAATAAATCTCAAGTAACAGAAGACACGTTCAGAGATTTAACTGGACGTTTCAGCAATCTTGAAGAGTCTTATAGGAGAATTCAAGAGACTGCAGAAGAGATTAAAGGACTAGGACAAAGAACTAAAGCAGTAGAGCTTAATATGGAGCAATCCAGCCTTCTTCTTAATGCAATCTCAACATATTTCAACATTTCCGAAGACGGTTTGTTAATTGGTAAGAGCGGAGAAAAGTTACAAGCTCGCTTCAATAACGAGCGTATGGAATTTATCGATTCTGGGCGTGTAGTGGCCTATGTGTCTGGACAACAAATGAACATCGTTAGCGCGACATTCTGGAATAGCGTCACGATTGCTAATCATATATTTGAACGCTTCAACAACGAATTCACAACAATTTCTTATGTGGGAGGTGCCGTGAATGGTTAATTTTTCTAAAACTACAAACAACGGATACGTCCGTTTAGTTTTTCAAGTTACAGAAGCAAGCACGAGTATTCCTTCCAACAATTCAGAAGTTGCTTACCATTTGTGGTTAGAGCGGGCTTCAAGTTACGCTTTCGACTTATACGAAGAGAGTTTAGCTGAAGCAGAAATTAATGGAACTCGGGTAATAAGCAAGTATGTTAGCTTCGATTTAAGAGATAAAGAGTGGGTTTCTCTAGGAAAGGGAACTATCACCATTCCACATAATGAAGATGGAACTAAATCGATTGCTATACGGGCTAGATTAACCAACGTTTCTGATTACGGAGACATCAATTGGTTTAACGGGACTGTTAATTTATCAAATATTCCTAGATCAAGTGGAATCACTTCCGTAACTGAAACAGAGCTAGGAAAGCCAATCACAATTAACATCGATAAGAAAGTCAATGAATTTAGACATCAAATCTGGTGGCAAGTAAACGATAGCGGTTGGATTGATTTAGGAACTGGACACGATACAAGCGTACAGCTCACAGTTCCAATAGATTATGCAACACATATCGCTAACAGCAACACTGGAGCGTTAGATGTGTGTGTACGGACTTTCCGAGGTGATGACAAGATTGGGAATGATGTATACAAGCGAGGAGTTCCGATTAAAGTTCCTGCTTCCATCGTTCCTACACTTGAGAATGTGACGATTACTGAAAGAACAGCGCAGTTAGCAGAATTCATTCCTGCAGGTAATTTTGTAAAAGACAAATCTGTCATGAGGGTTGAAGCAATTAATGCAGCAGGCTCTTATGGCTCAACTATCGTATCTACTGAGCTAACTGTGGATAACTTAGTTGTGAGAGCAACCACTGGTGATTTCCCTGCAAATAAGGCTGGCAATTTAGAAGTTACGGCTAAAGTCACTGACTCACGAGGAAGAACTGCTACTAAATCTAAGACAATTAAAGTATGGGATTACTACGCGCCTAAAATCATTGCCTTTCTGGCTAATAGAACAGGGAATGGAACTAATAAGACCATCATTGCGACTGTTGCTGCTAATGTCAGTCCATTAGTAATTGATGGAGTGAATAGAAATCCGTACACGCTTAAAATTCAGTACTCAGCTAAGAAGGCTAATAGATGGATTGATGCCGTCAATCTCACAAATGAGAGTACAGAGAAAATCAATCGTCAAATCGACTGTGGCGCATTTTATGAGATTTCTAAGGCATATAATATTCGATTAGTAATTCAGGATAAATTGAGCGACTTAGTAGACTCAGTACTGCTCGTTCGTTCATCCAGAGTGCTTTGGGCTTGGGGTGACAATCGAGCTGCTGTGGGAGGATTCCCAGAGTTAGATGGACATTTTGAGTCATTCCTTCCAGCTTCATTCCACAGCAGTTTAAATGTTGAAAATGGCCTTATGTCACGAGGAAAACCAGTCCAGGAATTCGCTATGACATCCAGAGATGGTAAATCACTGAAGTACAGTGGAAATCTTAACAACTTAAAAACAGCAGGCGGTTACCACGCTTACGCAGTTCAAAACAATCCAGCAGGAAGTAATAATTACGGCTATGTCAATGTTATAACTCACAGTTCGGATCCTAATTATTGCATACAACAATATACACCATTCAATTCAACGATTGTACATCTCAGAAGATTAGAAAACGGGAGATGGACTGAATGGACGAATGTGTGGAAGAATGTAACGTATTTTAACAGTTGGAAAGATTATGGAACTGATTATCAACCAGTGCAGTATAAAGTCAATAATGGCGGTTCAATCGAATTAAGGGGGAGTTGTAGGGGTGGAGATGTGACACCATGGAGAGAAGTATTCAAGATTGATTTTCCTTCAAAACTTGAGAAAACAATATATATAAGGGGAATGACTAAGGATTACAAACAATGTACATTGAACGTTTATGAAAGCGGAAGGGTAGTGGCTGTTAGAGATGTAAATAGTGAATGGTTATGTCTTGACGGAATCACAATCACGAATTAGGAGGTAAAAAATATGGAATTGGAACAAATTAAAAATAGGATTACTGTACTAGAAGCAAAAGTGACTACTAAGCAGGAAGATATTAATCGCATGAATGAAGAAAAAGCTCAATATGAGCAGAAAATTCAAAATCTTTCAGAAGATATCCAGCGATTAGAGCAAGACAATGCTAACAAACGTGATGAAATCAAAAAATACAAAATTGTTGTAGAAGTGATGGAGTTATAATGCCGAACGATATCGAATTAAGACTTTTAAATGAGCATCTTCAATCACTGTTTAAAAGTCCTTATATTCAAATTTTGCTTTGGTTAGTATTCTTCGATATCGTATCAGGATACATCAAAGCCTTTAAATTAAAGAAATTCGATAGCAAGACAAGCACTAATGGCTTGCTACGTCATTTCTTAGTTGTAGCAGTAATGATGGTTATAGCATTATATTCACGAGCGCTAGGCCATCGCGAGATTGGAATAACATCCTGTTTATTCTTCATCATTAGTTACATCGGCTCATTGATGGAAAATTGGGAAGCACTTGGATTGCCGTTTCCAGAAGCGATGAAACCGTACATTAATCAAATGAGACGGAATCAAGAAAATAAAATCAAAAAATTAATTAAGAAAGAGGTAGAGAAATATGATGATTAATTGGAAAGTACGAATTTTAAATAAAACATTTTGGATTACACTCGTACCTGCTCTAGCGTTGCTATTACAGACATTCTTAGCAGTATTTAATATCCGTTTAGAGCTTGGAGATACTACAGAAAAAATGATAGTATTCATCAATGCACTGTTTGCAGTCTTTGTTATTGTTGGAATTGTTAACGATCCAACTACTAGCGGAATTAGTGACAGCACGCGCGCTATGACATACGAACGGCCAAACAATCAATAAATTAAACCACAAAGGAAACTTTTCCTTTTCTTTTTAAGGAGATGTAAATATGGTTAACATTATTAACGAAACTATTTTTAATGGCCTAGCAGGAAGACGGCCAACAGAAGCGCCACGTTACTATATCTTACATAATGACGCAGGCAGCATGACACCAGAATCGTATGTAGGCTGGTTAAGAGATAGATATAACGCTGGATTATCTGATCGTGGATATGCACACTACTACATTAGTCGCAATACTATCGCCAGAGTAGAAGACACTTACAACGGAACATGGAGTACATCAGACTATGAAGGCAATCTATACAGCTTAGGCTACGAAGTGGTGCAACAATTCGGAACTACGGATGCGGAATTTATCGAAAATGAAGACATGACACTACGGCAAATGGCCGAAGATATGAAGTACTACGGAGCTACACCAAACAGCGAAAATATCGTATTTCATAACGAATTTACTCCTACTTCTTGCCCAGAGCGTTCGCTAGCACTTCACGGTAACAGCAACGAGTCTCTACGTAGTTACGTTATCGAGAAAATTAAGTACTATCAATCTTTAGGGGATACCGTAGAAGAAATGATACAAGCAGATACTGAGAACTACGAAGGTTGGCAAAAGAACAGCGTAGGCTGGTGGTATCGTGAAGCAAACGGAACGTACCCAGCTAACAAATGGCGCAAAGTGGGTAATGAGTGGTTTTACTTTGATGAAAACGGCTATTGCATGCTTAACAGATGGGTTAAAATTAGCGACAAGTGGTACTACTTAGACGTACGCGGAGCTATGGTAACAGGCTGGTTTATGGTTGGAAATAGCTGGTACTATTTCAAGGAAGACGGAAGCATGGCTACTGGATGGGTTAAATACAAAGATAAATGGTACTATTTAAACACAACTAATGGTTTCATGGAATCGAATGCTTTTGTTAAAGGTAATGGTGGATGGTACTATATTAGCGAAGACGGAACGATGGCAGAAAAGCCAGACTTCACAGTCGAGCCAGAAGGATTAATTACAGTTAAATAAGATAAAGAAGGCTGCCAAATTGGCAGCCTTTTTTGTTCCGTATTTGTTCCGTGAAAGTAGAAAACGTATGATATGACATGATACAGAAACGCTGTTATTATAAGGATATGAAGCAGTGTGCAACGTTATGAAACGTTACAAAAAGCACCTCTTCTCCTTAAAAGTTGCTTATATATCAACGTTTTTAGAGGTTTTGTTCCGTATTTGTTCCGTGGACTAAAATCTCTTTTATTTTTTTTGCCTCAGAAATCTTCATCTCATCCAGAATGTGAGAGTAAGTTTTGAGAGTTATATTAGCATCAGAATGGCCAAGCCTTCTGCTGATAGTTAGGAGCTGCACACCTTGAGAAAGAAGTATGCTCGCATGAGTATGCCGCAGCGCGTGGAATGTAACCATCTTATCGATTTTAGCACGCTTTAGAGCGTGTGTAAGGCTGTGATTCACTCCGTTATTAGAAACACGTTCAAACACGCTGCTTGAGTCTCTAGGCAGCGTGTCTAATATGTCTAATAATTTACGAGGCACATCGATTATGCGATTAGCATTCTTTGTCTTCCCGTCTGTGTACTTATTTGTATGCAGATAATCAAATCCCTTTTCGATGTGTATCTGCTCATTTTCAAAGTCTATACAATCCCAAGTTAAACCTAAACGTTCTCCAAAGCGAGCGCCAGTG